GCCCGACCTTGAACGCCTCGGCCACGCGCGTGCGTTCGGCCTGGGGGGTCTTGCCCGTAATCATCGGGGCCTCGATACCGTGCCGACGGAGTTCCATCGACACGTCCTTGCAGTGCTGCACGTCGACGCAGAAGAACATGATGCTGCGCCGCTGCTGGGCATTGCAGATAGCCATGGCGGATCGCACGGCGTCGCGGACCAGCTCCGGGGTGTCCATGGCGCCCGACAGGGCTTTCTTCTGGTAGTCGCCACCGGTTTTCTTGACCTTGGACAGGTCGGCTTGCACGTCCCCGACCTTGCTTCTCAGGCGACACAGGAATCCGTCGGCGATCAGGTCACCCACGTTGGCCTCATAACAAACCTCGTGCAAGATGTGGTCGCGGTGGCAGATCGGCCCGCAGCCCATGCGGAACGGCGTGGCTGTGAAGCCCACTACGCGCAAGGTCTTGTTTTGCGAGCGACACCCGTCGATGAAGCTCAAGTATTTTCCCTCACCAGTGGCCGGGATGCGGTGAGCCTCGTCGATGATGAGGCAGTCGAACGGCGGGAACTCGCCCCATCGTTTGTAGATCGAGTCGATGCTGGCATACGTGATCGAGCAGTCCTGATCCCGGCGTTTCAGCGAGGCAGAGTAGATGCCGATGTCGCCATCAGGCCACAATCGGTGCAGCTCTTCGGCGTTTTGCTGCACCAGCTCTTTTCGGTGCGCGAGGATGCAGCATCGAAACGGCGGGTAGTTTCGCTTCCATCGCTGAATTGCCCAGGCCATCATCAGGCTCTTGCCGCCGCCGGTGGGGATGACCACGCACGGGTTGGTGTCACGGCTGCGCATGTGCAGGTCCAGCGCGTCCAGTGCCTCGGATTGGTACGGGCGAGGTTGGATGGAGCAGGCTTCAATGGGCGGGGGTGGCGGTGGTGTGAAGAGCATCATTCCACCCCCTCATAGATCGCCGCATGATTGTGTGCCTTGTAGATCACCAGCGCGATGCGATGGCTCCACTCCACCACGAGGTGCTCGTCGTCTTCTTCGTGGCCGCTGGGCTCCGCGTACACGCTTTCTCCGGCATCCCGCATGGTTGTCTCGATGTCGGCCATGTCGTCGGGGGAGCCGTGCCACAGCCGCCGCGCGTCTGCGGGGTCATACCGTGCCAGCAGCGGCAGATTGGGCACCTCGAAGCCAACCACCTGGGCGTCAAAGGTCGCCTTGACCTGGGCGAGCTTGCTATCACCGACCAGCGGGCCGGGAGCGGCCATCAGTTCGTCGGTGGTCCACGTCGACCCATCTGCACCGTGGCTGTGTCGCCACACGGCCCCGTCGCTATGATTGTGGAACTCGATCCAGTCTTCGCCGGCGTCGGCCACGTCGGCGAAGCCGACCAGGCCCGGCAACAACAGGTGGCTGTCACAGGCCCGCTGCTGCTCGCTGGGGCTGAGGTCGCGCTTGTGGTGGGCACACGACCATCGCGCCCATGTTTCGCCGTCGTCGATCTCAGGAGTTGCATGACAGCACGTTCTGCATGACTTGTTCGGCAGGGGCACGGCCACGTCGCTGGTGCCCCAACACAGTTCTTTGGCGTCGCAGAAGCGGCACCGGAAGTCGTCGGGGCGGTCGGCCATGCGCGGTGGGGTGTTGACGGATCGGATGATGCGTTCGGCCCGATCCATCAGCCGGTCGTACTCGGTCGAGTCAAAGCGTACGCGCTCGGCATACAGCTCGTCGGTGTCCTTGTTGACCGCGAGGTAGAGAGCTCGCTTCATTTTATTCAGCCCCATGTAGACCTGCATCTGCGCATGATGCTGGGGCTTGGATTTCTTGACGCCATCTTTTTGGAGCTTGGCGAACGACTTGGCGTTGTGCGTCTTGAACTCGAGGACGTGCCACGTGGAGGGCGCTCCGGGGATGCCCTGGCCGACGCCGTCCATGTGCCCTGAGAAGTGGCCTCCCAGCGCCGTGACTTCAAACTGCTTGCCGGTCTCGGCGTCGACCTCGTGGACGGTACAGCCGATGCCACGCAACTCTTTGACGAACCGGGGTTCGGCCAGGTCGCCGGTCTCGAACAGCCGGTAAAGGCGGCCGGAGAAGTCGCGGCTCACGCATTGGCGAAAGTTGTACCAGAGGAACCGGTCACACTCGTGGCCGATGATGCTGGCCCCCAGGTAGCCGCGTTCGGGCTCCGCATCACCAAGGCGTTTGTGCCAGTCGTAGATTTTCTGGACTACCTCGGACGTTTGCGGTATAAGTTTAAACAGGTTGCCCATGTTGTTCTCCTGTGTGGTGACAGAGTGATAGCATGGTAGCCAAAAGCGCCCCGGCGGGATGCACCCCGCCGGGGCTTTTTCGTGCCAGGCGCAGGAGGGGGGAGCGCCCGACACGAGGGGCACTTATGCCAGCTTCATGGAGACCGACGGCTTGCGAGGCGTCGCGACGACGCAGTCGGCCAGTTTGGCGGCCAAGTCCGGGTGGTGTGCGCGGAGTGCCTCGTATTTCTTCGGGTCGAAGACGTACTCGGCGGGTTTCGGGTCGGTCAGGTTCAGCGGCTTGACTACGTCGGGGATGTCGCTTGCGCGGATGGCGTCCACGTCGGCCTTGTACCCGATGGCCCGCTTGACGGTGACCTTGATGCCGTTCCCGGCTTCAACGGTGCGGCTGCCGTTGTCGGGCGTGTCGACGTGGGCGGCGATCTGGTTCTCCAGATCGACCCGCACATCCTTGGCGGCACTTTCCTTCTGCTTGGCGTCGTGCAGTTTGATGACGAGGCTGTTCAGGCTTTCCATGTGTGCTTTCCTTGATTAATCGTTTGCGCGTTTGTAGGTACGTGACAGGGCCGTAATGGTGTCGCCCTTTTCCAATCGCTCGCGCAGTCGGCTGGGGTTCTCACCAAACCACCCGGCCAAGCTGGCCATAAATGCGGTCTCGTCGCTGCGTCGGAACGTGACCGCCCCTGTGGCCGTGTCCGTGACGGCGATGGAAAAGGGCGTTCTCATCATCTCTCCCACGGCAGCTTGGTCTGCGTCTGCGCCGCCTGGGGTGCCGGGGGCGTTGGCGGGGTGGCCGGGTTTTGCGGGCCGGTCGGCACGGCCGGGGGTGCCGGCTGGGGTGCCGGGGTGGTCGGGTTGCCCATCGCCCGGTACGTCTGCACTTCGTTTTCGGGCTCGAACCCGTCCTGCGTTTTGACCTTCACGCGGGCCTCGGCCATGCAGCCGATCAACTGGTCCGTATCCGAGATCAGGCCGATACCGCACGCTTGCCCCAGCGCCGCCATTTCGCGTTGGCCGATTTCCACTGCTGTGGGGTTGGGGTGAAGCAGCATGATGCGGTCAAAGATTTTGCGACCGTTGTAGTTCTCGCCGATCACCGACAGTTGCATGTTGATGTAACGGCCGTCTCCGGATTTGGTTTCTTTCACCTCTGCCTTCTCGACCTCCACCGCATACCACCCTGCGGGGATCGGGTCGAAGGAATCCTTCGGGTCGACGCTGTTCGGGTCGAACGGCTGACCCCCGTAAAGATCTGATACGTTACCCATGTGACACGTCCTTTCTGTTTTCCTGTGTGGTGACTATGCGCCCGCGACCGTCGCGACCGCGGCTTCAAACGCCGCCCAATCGAGCGGCAACTCGTAGGGAAGGGAGCCGTACAGGCCCCGTCCACCGCCGGGGTGTGCCGGGCGCTTCTGCGTATGCAGGAAGCGCTGCCCCCCGGTGATGTCCACCCCTCGCTTCTTTTCTTTGCCGAACCCCTGGTCTTCCTTTTTGACGACCACCTTGGTGTTGGCGAACAGGATCAGGTCCGACCACCTGAACAGCGAGTTGACGACACGCTCGTGCGCGTCGAACTGGTACTGGTCGTAGCTGTCCCCGGCCGGGTCGTCGAACCGCTTGACCTTGACGTGGCCGATGATGATGCTGGCCATGCTTTTTTCTGACCTCAGCGCGTCGAGGCCGTCGCGCAACTGCCGGAACCGTGATGCGGCCTCCGTATACCCCTTGCCATACCCGCCGCCCACCTTCTCGATGGAGTCGACGTTGTGCTCTTGGCACAGGGTGTCCCATACCAGCGGCTCCAGCGCCGAGGCGCTGTCCAGCACAACGGTCTTGTATTCGTGGTCTTCGTTGTACAGGGCCGTGATCGCCTGCATGACTTCGTCGAAGGTGTTGCAGGTGGGGAACACGGGCACGTCCAGCGCGTCGGCGCCTTCCTCGCCCTTGCACGGGATCACGATAGGGTTGTTGATGCCGGTCTCTGCCAGCACCCCGTTTTCGAACCGACTGCCGCAGGCGAAGGTGGTCTTGCCGATCTTCTCGACCCCCAGCAGCACGATGCGCGGTGCCCGCATACGAGCACCCTTGGAAATAGAGTCCAGCGTCATGGCCATGTGCATCTCTCCTGTGTGGTTGTGGCGATCACTCGCCGTTGATGAACGCGTCGACCGACGACCGCTTCCAGCGCCGCTGGCTTCCGACCAGCACGTGCTGAATGGTCCGCAGGTCACCCGCCGAGGCGCCACGGCGCCCGCGCGGGGGGCCGTGGCGAAGATGCCGTTGCAGCGTCCTGGGGGTGATCCCCAGCAAGTCACATAGCTCGGCGTCTGATAGCATTGCGCGATTCCCCATACCTAATCCTTTCTATTTCTCAATGTCAACACAAAAGCATCCTGCCGCAACTGTTTAACTTTCCGAACCAACCATAACGCACCTTGTCGCCATTTGCAACCCTTTTTCGCGATATTTCTTGTTTTGTCGCCTTTTGTCTACTTTTGTCGCTAAATGTCGCTAATTGTCGTTAATTGTCTTGACATATTGTAAGTTTGGCGCATACTGTACATGTAGCTGGGTGCTACAAGGGGGATGGGATTTGGTTTGCTTGGTTCTTAGATGGGGAAAGGGCACGCCATGTACATCCTGATTAATGGTCGTCGGCTCGACAACTTGCGTCGCGACTACGGGCACACGCAGAAAGAGTTGGCCGCGATGGCCGGATGCACGAAGTACACCATGTCGCGCTGGTGCGCCGACGGTGAGCACCGAGTACGCAAGAGCAGCATTGACGATCTTGCGGAGGCGCTGGGCCTGCCGGCGGATAGGCTGATCGAGTCCATCGAGGCCGGCGAGCACAACGGGGACGCGCCGGAACGGTCCTGCCGGGCCACCGATCTGACGGCGGCCGAGGCGGAGTGGCTGCGGGTGTATCGCTCGCTACCCCCGCTGGAGCAGGCCAAGCTCCGGGTGCGGATGGAAGAGATCATCCAAGAGATAGCATCGGGGGCGTAGCCGCCTCGATCACCTCGGCCTCGATGGCCTCGCGCGTGTACCGGTCGGTGATGCGCGAATCACCGCGGGCGTGCCCAAGGACGGCACGGGCGGCGTCGACGCCGAACTTGCGCCGCACGCGGGTGCCACAGGCATGGCGTAGCTGGTTGGGGGTCCACCGGTCCACCCCGGCCGAACGGCACGCCCTACGCACAGCCTGGGCGTAGCTGTTGCGGCCCGCCACGTCGGCGAAGATCAGTTCACCGCTTCCCCAATCGCCCACCATCGATGATAGCACCCGCTGCGCCCGCGGCCCGATCACGATCACGCGGGGCTGGCCACGGTGGGCGTTCTTGTGCTGAGGCGGCCGATAGATCCACACGTTATCCTTGCGCTCGATGTTGCACGGCCGCATGGCTCGCAGCTCGCCCGGGCGCATCCCCGTGAACTCCTGCACGCGAACCATGGCCTGCACGTGCTCGGGCATGAACGGTAGCGCACGCTTCACCTGGGCATGGGGCACCGGGGCGACCGGCTCGCCTTCGGGCGCGGATGATCGGTGTCGTTTGAGGTTGCCCAGGGCACACCATTCGGCCTTGGTGGTCGGCAGACACAGGCGGTTCTCCAGCGCCCACGCGATGAAGCGCCTCCAGATCCCCACCCGCTGGTTGATCGTCGTTCGCTGGAGGCCCGACGTCTCGAGCGTGTCCCGGACCTGCAACAGCGAAGCATACCCGACGTTGTCGATGCTCTCGTCGCCCAGCTTGGCACGAAGGGGGCGCAGGGCATACTCGCAGTTGTCGCTTTCTCCCGTCAAGGAGCCGTCGGCTCGGCGGTAGTAGGTGCGAGCCCACGCGCAGAACTGGCCGGCCACGCTGTCAAGTGTCGGGGCAGCAGGCTGCTCGGCATCATGCTCACGGGTGACCTTCTCCCACTGCCGCCACGCCAGCGACACGGCCAGGTCGCGGCCGCGCTCTTCGGGCAAGGCGAGCTTGGCGCCGGAAAGGCGCAGGGGGAAGTTGCGACGTTTTTTTTCGCCGGGCAACCTCACGCGCCAGTTCCATCGGCCACGATTTACCCACAAAGTTCCGGGAAGTTCGGGGACATGTGTCGACATTTTCTTACCTCCTGTGTGGTGAACGGATACCGAAGTATACCCCCGCAGGAGGCCGAGTCAAGCCCGAAAAGTGTCATGCAGGTGTCATGCAGGCAAAAAGCAACCCCAGCAACTTTGACGTAAGCTGCTGGGGTCACTCGGTTTAAAATGGAGCGGGCGAAGGGAATCGAACCCTCGTAACTAGCTTGGGAAGCTAAATAAAGGCATTGTTGCAACTATAACGATACTAGTTGTTTATGTCGTTTTAGTTCTTTTGAGTACAGGATTTAGGCCCACAATTACCCGACAGAAGCAGACAGGAAACGACAACTCACGACGGGTGTGTCATGCAGGTTGTCATGCAGGCTACTCACCTTCCAGCAGTCGCCTGATCCGCATCACGCGCCGGCCATATGCTGACAGTCGTCCTGACTTCGACCGCATCCGCACACTGCGCCCACGTCGCCGCGTGTCGTCGCGCAGCGCCTGTATGGCCTCGCTTCGGCTCACTCCTGCCAACACCCGCTTGGCCTCATGCACGTCTTCAGGGTCGGCGCCAGGGGCGGTGGCTCGGCGCAGCATCGCAGCCATTCCGACCTGCCGGAAGTCGTCACGTGTCTGGTGCTCACGAACGTGTTCCTGCACCTGTGCCAGCAGCCTATCGGTAATAGACTTGATGTCGCCGGCAGATTGGTCGGACGTGATCGCCTCGCGTCGCTTGGCCCACAGCTCGCCCACCTTGGTGCTCAAGCGCTCCGATGCGGCCAGCTCGCCAATCTCTTCCAGCGTTGCGGCATTACTGCCCTTGCGTTGGCGCAGGAGCGTCATGCGTTCGTAGAAGTCGTTGATGGTGCGCGAGGTGCCGGGGCGCAGGAACAGGGTGCCGAACACGGGCAGCGTCGACAAGTCGCCGTCTTTGCCGATGGCCGACGGGTCGGTGGCGGTCTCGATGGCTCCCGCCAGTCGGCGATACAGGCCGCCGGTGTACCCGTTCATCAAGTGGTCGATCTTTGCTGGCGAGTAGCCGCCAGGCACGTGCCCGCCGATAAGCCGCGCCAGCCACGACGTGCGGGGGCCGTATTGATACGCGGGTAGATTGTTGTCCTGGATATTCTCAGACACGATGTCCGCGCCCTTCCAATCCTCATTGGCCAGCACGTCGGCGATAGGTGACACCAGGGCAATGTTGCTGGCCATGCCATGCCAACTGCTCACGTCCAACGGTGATGCGCTTTGGAGTGACGTTGCCAAGGCCTCAGCGAAGGCGCCGGGGGTGCGCCGCTCTTCCAGCAGCGCAACAGGCAACGCCGCGAACACTGAGCCGGCCTCGAAGGGCAGCGGCACTCGTGCTATCACCTTAGACTCGCCAGGCGCGGCAACGTGGATGTATCCCCACTTCTCGTGGGCGGGCAGCTCCTTCCACCACTCCTCGTCGCGGTTGCGTAGGTAGTTGAGCACGGCAACCGATGTCAGCATTGAGACACCACGAGCCATCGTGCGGGCAAGGTTTGTCTTCCGGCTTTTGTGTTTCGCCCACGGCGCCGCTTCGGCCGCCCCCATCGTGCGGGCCAGCTTGTCTACGGACTGGATTGATGCGTTGTAGAAGAGAACCGCCTCATTCACTTTGCGGCCGACCGACCCTGCCCGCGAGAAGTTGACGGTGATGTCCTTCGCGGCGCAAGCTGCCAGCACGGCCGCATCGCCGCTGTCACCCCACGTGTTGAGGCCGTGCTGATAGGCCCCCTGGAACTCCATCAGCCGGGGTCCAACTTCGCTGTGCGACAGAATCTCGCGGACGCCAGAGATGGGCCCCATTGCCCGCAGCCTACCCAGCTTCGTGGTCGCCATCGCACGCTTTGACGCCCGCCGGGCCGCCCGCATGTCCTGCCCAACACGGCCGGCGATGTCAATTCCCATGGCGTGATACATCTCGGCCATGTCGGTGCCCATGATGTCCATCAAAGAGCCGCGGATGGACGAGAGGATCGGAATGTGGAAGTGATAGTCTGCTGTCACTGCGGCGGTCATCGTGTCGCGCAGGGGGTTGCGCAGTAGGTTGAATGCCGGGTTGAGCCCCGTGGCGCCAAGACGTTGCAGTCCCACGACGGCGCGACTGAGTTCGCCAAGCTTCCCCGGAATCATCCCCACGTTGCGCATGCCCTCGAGGATAGATACCAGGTCTGGCTGGATCTCGAAGAAGCGACGCTCGCCGCCAACGACAACAGAGATGATATTGTCTTTGCCGCGGTACTCGTCGGCCTTGTTGAACACCGTAATTCGCTCTTCCCACACTTTCAGCATGGCGGCCGCGACCTCGTCCGGGTCGGCCCCCAGCTCGACGGCCTTGGCCGCCATCTCCTTCTTGATCTTCTCGGCGCTGAACGTGGTGGCCTCTGTAGGTGCTGGCACCTCGGACATCATCTTACTCAGCCCGCTAGCCTTGCCGACTTGGCTATCGTAGAACTTCACCATGGCCCGCAACACATCGGCCTGCATGGCCGTCTCTGTGATCTGCTCGGCCTGCAAGATGAGCATGTCGATAGGATTATGGATCTCTCGCCCGCTGCCTTGGATGCGGTAGACCCCACGCCCACTGCCCTTGCCAGCGCGGAGCTCACCCGGCAAAAACTGCCTGGCAAACGGCACGTAGACGGGGTTCGTTTCGACGATGTCGCGGAACTCCGATTCCGTCATGGCACCGGCCTCCACGAGCAGGTGCAGCGTGCGGCGGCTCCATGCGGTGACCTCGCGCAGCGTCTGCGCGAACGCGGGGGACTCGTATTTATGAACCACCGCCCTGGCGTCTTCCAGCTTGATGCCGGGGTTGATCTTGCGGTCATGCAGGTCTATCGCACGTCTGGCAATGGCATAGTCGACGAACTTTTCCATCTCTTCTGCGCCCATCTCAGCGACGGCTTCCAGGGCTTGGCGCAACCCTTTGCCGTTTCGCCGGCCTCGCAGGTCGACAGTGCCGCCAATCGCCGAGTGCAAGGTGCGGCCGCCGGCACTTCGCGCGTGCGCTGTCAGAAGCATGTAAGGGTGGTCTGTCGGCCTCACGGCGTCCAGGTCGGCCCCGGTGTCCTGCATGGCTCGTAATACCGACAGGTTTTCGTCGCGGTGTTGCGTCTCTGCGGCGCGTGCAGCCGCGGTTCGTCGAGCGGACCAGTCTTGCCGACGAGGCTGCCGGAAGGCTCGAACGGCCTGTTCGGGCGTCTGGAGCTGGAACCGTGCTATCACGTCTTCCAGCGTGCGCAGCTTGCGGGCCTCTGCCGGGTGAGCCGGCAGATACTCTGTCGTGAACCACT